GCGTAGGCGAAGCCACGGTGCAGGATCGTCATGATCTGCTCGTCGGCGGTCGACTTCTGAGGAGTCAGATAGCCAGCGCCAGAGGTGCCCCAGGCAGCCGAGGAGAGGATTTGCTCTTCGGTGGGGTTGATGGGATCGAAGAAAGGCACGCGCACGCGGGTGCCGCCGGCACGGGCGTCCAGTGCAGCGTTGCGCTGGATAATGCCGCTTTGGATCCACTTCGATTGCTCGAAGATGCCCTCGCTCGTGTAAGCGAGAAATTCGGGGCGGGATACCAGATCCGACAGGAATGTTCCGCCGGAATAGTTTTCAGAGATGGCAGCCATTGTGGGCTCCTAAATGGGTTTGCGGGAGTGCCCCACAGGGGCTTATTTACCGGCTTCTGCCTTCAGCAGCCTTGCTTTGTCGGGATCCTTGCTAAGAAGAATCATTTGCTGGGTGACGTTCCAGCTGTCCGCAAGCCAGGGGTTGGTTTGGCCGGGGAGGGCGGTGGCGCGGGCACTACCCGTGACACCCATTCCAGCGCGGTTAGTTGCTGCAAAATGATGCTCGTAACCGCTGCCGGGGTTCTTCAAGTTGGCGATGTATTCACCAACTGGAACTTCGACGCCGCCGACAACAGCCACAGGCTGACCATCTTTGGCACGTAAGTTCTCCTGCAATAGACGATACAGCTGATCGGGTGCCAGTGCACCAGCCTGGGAGAGTTGGGCGATGGCCGCAGATTTGACCTGTTCTTGAGTGAAGCCTTGGCGGATTTGGTCTACTTCGGCTTCTTTTGTGGCCAGCTGTTGCTTAAGTTCGGCGACCGTGTTTTGCGCTTCTTCCCAAAGTGTTTTGTACTCGCCAGATTCGGCCAATTTGGCGGTTTTAGCTTGTTCCTGAGCAATACGAATTTCTTCGAGTTGCCTTTGGAGGTTTTCGCGGTTTTCGCGGTCTTTGCGGCGCTCAGCAATCAACTCTTGGTTTTTTGCACGCAGCGCTTCGAGTTGGGCGGCCAGATCCAGGCTTTCAGCCACAGGCTGAGGTGCACCAGTCTCCACAGGAGTAACTGGAGCTTGCTGTTCTTCGGGCACAGTGATGTACTACTTAGACGTTACTAGGTTAGCACTTAAGTTATGCGTAGCTTACCAGCAGTTGAACGTCGCCAGCAGCAACAGCCGTAGCGTCATTGACGGCAGCGCCGCCAGTGATTGCGACACCTAAGCCGGTAGTAATACGCAAAGCTGGAACGTATTCAATTTCCTTGCTGCTGGTGGCTGGCACTGCAACCACCATGATCGGCACGTCAGTGCCAACAGTCGGATCAGTTGCTTTGTTATAAAAGCGCACATACTTGGTCGTCGCACTCGTGTTCATCACAGAAAGGCCGTAAAAGTTGGCGGCTGTTGACTTAATCACAGCAGCGTTTGTGGTGGCGGCGCTGTTGACGGCGTAAAGAACAGTGGCGGAAGAGGTGGTGCTGGCTACTACGGTGTTGGTTGGGCTTCCCGGAAGCGTGGCCGTGGGAACCGGATCCCTGTTGAAGTAGGCGTTAATCGAAGCAGTGCCGCTCGTGTATGAGGTAAAGCGTACCCTAAAGTATTGAAAACCGTTTAATGCGCCATAAGCGATTGTGTTGCCCGTACTAGAGGCAATTACACTTGAGCCGTTTGCGACAATAATGTTGATCGCAGACCAGTTAGTGTTATTGTTACTGACTTGGTAGGCAATCGTTCCCGACCACGTGCCAGTGATTTGAAAATTGACCGAACGGTACGCATCACACGCAACACTAATCAGGTCAGTGTTGTTAGCAGAGGCTGACCCCGTAACGTTGAGCTGAGCCGCCGGACCCACAGGCAGTGGGTTGCCCGTATCGTTTGTAATCTCCAGCTGTCCGTTTTTGACCAGCACGGGGACCGAGCCAGTGTCGAGGGCAGGCAACTTGCCATCAATGTTGTTTAGGCTGGTGTTTCCAGTTGATTGCGCTGCGCTAGTAGCAGCTCCATCTGGTAGCGGTAGCGATGCCGCCGATACGGGAACTGCATTGCCGGTATCATTACTAATTTCGACACTACTATTACTAATCGCAACTGTGCCCGATATAGGGAGGGGCGTAGCACGTAGTTGTGTATCTGTTAATGGGCCACTAACAGAAATAGTTTGATCAGTAGCAACATTAACTGAAATGCTGTTGGCAGTTGTTTTTGCACCCGTACGGGCTTCCAGCCACGTTTTGATGGCTGTGACAGTTGTATCTAGAGCTAGTGCTCCAAAAGCGTTACGCAGTGCCATCAGATTCCGTCCTCAATCCACAGTGTAAGATCTCCGCCGCTTGTGTCCCACCAGGCATACAGGGTGGCGCCGTTTAGTTGTGCGTTTGTCGGTTGCGTGGTTTGAATAAAAGTCGGTACTCCAGGCTGGGCGGCGCCTTGCGGACCAGCCGTGATGGCTGTAACAACTGTAGTTTCTGGTGCTGAAACAACAGCAACTAAATCGTTTTCAGTTATGTAAATAGAATTGGTTGTTTCAGATATGTTTACAGTTGTCATGCTGTGTAACCCTCAGACACGTACACAGTACCTTCTAGATAGTATTCGCGTAGACCGCTAGGGTTTTCCAGTAGAACGTCGTAATAACATTCGTTGGGAAAACTTGTTGTTTGAGTATCGGTTAAAGCGATAGCAATTTGACCGTTGGAGCGGTTCGTATACGTGATTGCGAAGTCGGCGTATTTTGTTGTGCGGTCACGGTTCCAAACCTGGGAATATGCAGTCCACCCGGTTAGGTTGATGGCAGTACCAGTGCTGTCCTTAAACTGCAATGACACGCTGTAGTCGGCGCGGCGTTGGAGACTGATGTTATATGTGCCGGGAGAGATGGCCATGTCACTGGACCTCCGATTCAGTCATTGTATTCGGGCTAAGTTCGGATTCTTCCGGGCTCTCGGTTTCTTCGATGATTTCGGTGGTTGCTATGTCGAGCGCTTCAATCTCGTCTTCGATGTTGATGTTGTCGGGAAGGACTTCGCCACGACGCAGGACCTCCAGCAACATAGAGTCGCTGATCTTGCCCATTTGGTTGAGTTGGGCTAGGACGGAGACGTCTTGTCCGATTAGGCGGTAGTAGTCGAAGTCGCGGTCAATGGTGATTTCGGGTGGTTCGATGCCGACGTATTGGGCGGCGAAGGCAAAGGCTTGGTTGAGGGCGCTCTCCAACTCTTGGCTGATGATGGAAAGCACACTGTTGCTCTGGGCTTGGTCGATGCGCTTGGCCTCGGCAGATTCGGCGACAAATTTTTGGCCGAAAAGCTTGGTGACGCCCAACGTGGACATTTGTTGCTCCAAAGATTGGAGTTCGGCCATTTGGGCGTCGAAGCTGGTGGCATCGGCCTGCACGTAATACGCCTTATTGCCCGGTTGCATGGCGATGGCGTAGTTGACGCCCATCGTTGCCGAACCGGTAGTGTCGTCCCAGCCCTCTAGGACGAGGGTAGGCATGGCGGCGATGTGAAGGGCGTGGATGAGGTCGGCTTGGCGTTGGTAATGCGTGATGTTGAGGTTGGCAATGTCCAGTAGAGGTGGCTGGGAGATCAGGGCGCCACGGCGGTTGCTGTAGATGGGGACCAAGGGGATTTCGTCAAGGCTGTAGCCACCGGTTTCGGTGAGTTCGACGGTTTCGGTGCTGCGTCCCAGTGTGTAGAGGTCGTAGCGGCCTGGGTAGATGACGCGCATCTCCTCGACCTGTTCTTCGCCGAACTCGTTCAGGGGGCGAACGTCGTAGTCGTGGATGCGGACTTGCAGGAGGCGGTTGGTGACGGGTTCCTTGCGCCAGCCCCAGATTTGGGGGGCATCGACGTGGACGAAGTATGGGCGGCGGCCTTGGGCGCGTTCCTCAGCAAGATTTCGCGCTCCCATTGCTGCGGGATAGTCCACCAAGATTGCGCTGTGGCCGTAGGTGAGGCTGCTGACAAGGGCGCGGCGGGCGTATTCGTTAATGTTGGAGCCGATGCCGTCGATGTTTTGCGCTAGCTCCAGCCAGTAGGGGTCGCCTTCGATGTGGATGGGTTTGCGCAGGATGGCGCCAGCGGCGGTTTCGATGAGGCGGCTGGTGTAGGGGCTAAGGACGCTGCGGTCAACGCGGGTTTGGTAGGCGTCGTCGTCTTCACGCGGTTCTTGGGGGAGATATGTCTCGCACATATCTCGGAGATAACTGGTCCCCTTGGTGACGGCAGCCATCACGCTCCAGTCGGCCATCATGGCGATGACGTCTAGGCTGCGGACGAAGGGGGATTCGCTGACTACAGCTCCGGTTGGTGGGATGTTGGCGCTGTAGACCACGGCTTGACTCCTACTTTGTACTTATTTTGGCAGAGTCAATCATCGTCGTCTTCCTCGTCGTCGGGGTCGGAGATTGGCACCAGCACTTCGATGCCTTGGGCGAGCATTGATACGAAACCGCCGAGGATTTCGGGGTTTTGGGGTGATTTGAAGACGAATGTGGCGTGGGTGAGGCCGTCTTCAGCATCAATTTCGATGTGAACACAGCCTCCATTCACTGTTTGGATGGCCATTAACCGTGATAAGCGACGGCGATGATGGGAATAACGCTAGGTGTGCCAGAGCTGATGGATGCAATACGCATACGCACGCGATGTGCGGGTTTTCCTGTGTAAAAGTAGGCAAATTGGCCGTTGGAGTTGATTGTTTTGCTGGTATCTAGCTCAAAATAAGTGCCTCCGCCGTTGTAAGAAGCCTCGAATACCAGGCTGAAGTTGGCGCCGCCGGTAACTACGGCAGCAAAAGTGAATTCGCTGGAGTCGGCGTGGATCTCGAACGAGTCGTCTACGGCGGTTAGAGGCGTTGATTGGTAGTGCTCTACCAAGTTGGTGCCACGAGTTACGGTGAGGGCCATGGTTATTTCTTACGTTTTTTGGCGGTTTTGGCGGCTGCTTTAAAGGCAGCGGCGGTGGGGGCACCCTTAGTGCCGGGCTTGCGCATTTTTTCGCCGCTTCCGGCAGCGATGCGCTTGCGTTTGGCTTGGATGTTGCTGTACAGGCCGCGTTTTGCCATTACTTTTTCCTCTTTTTGCGGGTCATGCCGGCCTCGGACATGGCAATAGCGATTGCCTGCTTGCGGTTGGTTACTTTTTTGCCCGAGCTGGACTTCAGTGATCCTGATTTGTACTCAGACATAACTTTTTCGACCTTCTTTTGGCCTGTGGTGGGCTTTTTTGCCATACGGGGTCTACTGCTGCTCACAGTCTAGACGTGCTAGGCTCTATACAGAGTCTGCTCTAGTCGTGCCTAAACCGCTGCCGCCTCAGGACGTTTTGCAGGAATGCCTTTGTTATAGCCCAAACTCGGGCGACCTTTCGTGGCAGCTGCCCGACCCGCAATCACGGGTGCGCCCTGGTACTCGATTTGGCAATAAGACTTCCTTGCGCAGTACCAACAGCACAAAGCACTACTACGCCGGGATGTTTCAAGGCACGACTTACTACGCACACAGATTGATCTGGATGTACATGACGGGGGAAGATCCAGGTGAGTTGATGGTCGATCATGTGAACGGGAACGGGCTAGATAACAGGTGGTCCAATCTGCGCTTGGTCAAGCGTGGAGCGAACATTGCGAACCAGAAGGGTCACAAGCGGCGCCGCTCACCGTATAAACACGTGTACAGGAAGAAATCCCGGTGGATCGGGCAGGTGCGGCGAGACAAAAGGTTGTACTCAACCGGAACCTACGCCACTGCTGAGGAGGCACACAAAGCCGTACAGGAGCTAATTACCACACTCGATAGTTAGTGGCTCCAAGGGTTTCGGGTTTGGCGAGGTTGAAACTTTGGAGGCACAGGTAGCCAAGGGCGTCGAAGGCGTGATCGACGCCCAGATTCTTGTTGGGAAGACCAGTTCCGGGGGCGTAGGTCAGAGTCCGAAGGGATTTGATTAGCTCTTTACAGCGCGGATGGATGAAGATGCGGCGTTTACCGTTTGCGTCCATTAAGCCCATGTTGACGGCGTTGATTTTGTCGCGGATTTTCCATGGGGCGCGAGGGCTGGACACGGTAAAGCCGGATTTTCGGAGGATTGAGTGGTCTGTTTGGCCAACGCCGGCTGTCTTACGTGCTCCACCCGTTGGATCGGGGCAGGCGATGATACGGCGCTCGATGCCGAACTTTTGTTGGACGGCTTCGCAAAAGTCCCACGTTGTGGCACCACCAGTTAGTACCAGTTCGTCGAATACCCACAGGTCTTCCCCTTTTTTGACGGCAAAGACGCCGGCCATAAATTCGACGTTGAAGTCGAGGCCCAGTAGCAGCGGCAAAATCGGCAAGTCTTGGACCTGTTTGTCTATGTTTTCGTCTCCGAAGGAGACGGCGACTAGGCCCGATAGGTTCTCGAACGAAGCTTCGAATTCTTGGCGGAAGGTGCGGGGGTCTAGTTGGGCGCGGGCCGCTTCGATTTCCTCCGGGGGGACGTTATCGCCGTCAATCGTGGTGAATTGCCAGCGCTGCCAGTCGTTGTCGCCTTCATCCGCATAGCACCAGAGGTCGTAAAACCAGCTAGCCGTGCCGTCCGGGGTGGAGATGAAGAGTGCCCAGCCTTGTTTGTCGGCAAGAGCGGGGCGGATCACCTCGAACCAGACTTCCGCGTCCATAAAGGCGGCTTCGTCGAGCACGACTCCAGCGAGGCTTCTGCCTCGCAGAGCCATGGCATTTTCAGTGCCCTTCAGTTCGATTGTCGAGCCGTTCACTAGCTCGATCTTGAGGTCGGTCTCGTTTTTGCTCTTGATCCACGCTTTCGGGACGAGTTTTTTCATCACCTTCCAGGCGATGTCCTTCGCCATCCGGTATGTAGGGGCCGCGTAAAAGAAGGTTTCACCCGGCCTTTCGATCGCCCCACGCAATAATTCGATGCACGAGAGGTAGCTTTTTCCGAAGCGGCGGCCTGCTACCAGCACTCTGAAGCGTTTTCGGCTGCCGAAAACCTGACCCTGGGCGTAGCGAAGGGTGAGTGCTCCAGCAGATTCGGGCATTTTTATGTAGGAGGGTACCTTCTAGGGTATTACAGGAATTGAACCCCTGCCCCCGGTGTGTAACAGAGAAGGGAATTGAGGATATGTCAGTAGGTTCCCTGGGGGCTGTTACGGCCACAAAAAAGCCGGAGGCTACCCCCCGGCTCGGCGTCTGTGGTGTGCTAGAGTAGCGCCCAAGCGGTGAGCGCTGCTAGTGCAGCCCACAGGATCCGCTGCTGTTGTTGTAGCCGCTCGATGGTGGCGGCCTGGTGGTCGGTCAGCTCCAGCGCGGCGGAGATGATCTCGGGCTTGCTGGAGCGGTCGGTGATGGTCTGCATGGGGTGGTTTCCCTGTGTGCTCCCGTATTGTAGCACAGAAGGGCAGCCGCCGTGGCTGATACTGTCACACTCTGTAACGTAGTGCAACCGTACTAGCGACCTAGCACCAGTAGCCGGCACTCAGCCGGGCCGCGGCCGGTAGCCTCGCAGCGTGCCAGCTGGCGGCTGTTGTCAGCGCCCATAGCGAGGACGCCAGCGCCGATCAGTAGGACGGCGAATAGGTGGATGCGGTGCATGGGAGTCTTGGTGTGACTTGCCCCCATTGTTGCACACTATCGGCCAGTGGTCAAGCCTGGCGTTTGTCTTCCACCGTGATCTGAAGCGTGGGGGCAGCGGCTGCCTGTTGCTCTGGCGCAGCCTCACCGATCACTGCGCCCATGTCTTTAAGCAGCATCGCCACCGTTTGCAGCTGACCCTTTCGGAGCGCCTTCTGCACCGTCGCAAGACGCAGTGCCTGTATTTGGTTTAGCAGATTCTCACGAGTCTCAATTTGCTCCGTTTTGAGAATCTGCATCGCAGCTGAGTAATCCCTTCCGGCTGTAACCTCAGACACTCCAAACCGATCCATCACTTTCTGGAGAACCTGCCTACGGGTGCCACCCTCAAGCATCGCTGCATAGGCAAAGTTCATCCGTTCATCCATCCGCATTGATGAACCCTTGCCACCACGCCAACGCTTGCTAGGGTCGTTGCCAACGGTGAGCGGTTCTTTCTTTACAGCTTCCGGTGCAATCTCCGGCGCCTCGTTGTTAGCTTCCGGATGATCGTTCACAGTTAGAATCTCCAGCCGTTTGGTTCAATCTTAGGCCAACACACAAAAAAGCGACCCGCTAGGGGTCGCGCGTGAATGGCCTTTCTCGCGTGAATGGCTGTTAGTCCGCCTCAGTCACGGTACGGACTGACCAGCCGACCAGCGCACCTACGGCCTGCAGTTCTTCCAGGGTCTGCTGCGCCAGCTTCTGAGCGGCGACAATGCCGTTAGCGTTCACTTGAGAAGGCCCAGCAGGAGATGGGGTCCCATCCTCCCGGATAAGCCATACGTTGTACCGCATCGCTCAGCCCTCCAACAGCGCACGGGATACAGTCAGCCAGTAGTACGCGTCCGCATCGTGGCCACGTCCCACGATCTGTAGGTCGGTTTCGTACGGCCAAGACGCCAGCAGTGCCTGAGCGGCTGCCTGGTGGTTGGCCTCAGAGCTGAGCGCGTGATCCCACGCCAGGGCCTTGCGCCAGGGATGACAGTTCGAGCGGCTGGAATCGCGGCGATGTGTGGCAACCACACGGGAGCAGCGGTGGTTGGTGGGGCCAAGGTAGCGGGTGATGATCACCGGCCCCATCAGAAGGGAGTCAGTCATGAGTGAGCCTATGGGTTGGGTCTCGTGAAATACAATAAGCCCGGATGGGTGATCCGTCAAGCGCCAGGGTTGCCGTCACAGTCAAGGTCTAGCCTCAGATCCATGCCAGCGGCGCCGAACGTTCCGGCAGCGTGCCAGCGCTCAATCGCCCAATCACCGAACAACTGGGCATCGCACAAGCGGTCAAAGGTGCCGGATTCAAACCAGCTGACCTCGACCGTGCCAGCGTATTTGCCGGCGCGGCGGATCCACTGATCACGAGCCCGCACCACAAACAGGGGAGAATCAAAAGCCGTCTCCGGCAGCTGCTCCACTTGCAACCAAGCGGTGCGGATATAGTCGGCGTCCGCATCGCGGTTGGTGCGGTGCCAAACGACCTCAGATTCCAGGCTGCAAAGGTTGGCGCGATGCTTGACCTCACCCCAGCAGGCGGTCTCGCGTTTGATTGTGGTTTGCATGGTGTGCCTTGGGTTGGCTTGTGTGTAAAGGTAGCACGCTGTGTGAGGGCTTTAGCCCAAGCACGGGCCAGTGGTGCCAGCGTGCTTCTCTTTGTATTCGGCCTCCAGCCGATCAGCACAGGCTCGCATCTCCGCGTAGGCGAAGGCTGCCCGAGCTTTAACGTCGTCGCGCTCCTTGCGTTGCGCCACTAGCAGCTCGCAATGCTCCAGCAGCGTTTCGGTGAGATCCTCAGCGGCCGCGTGAAACATGCCGCACCAGCCCTCACCATGGGTGGCCGTCCACTGCTCGAGCAAAGCATCCTGCTCGCTATCGGTGCATTCGGTTTCGGTGGCGAAGTGCATCACCGCATCGCGGGCCGCCAGCTGGCGTTGCAGCTTGTAAGTGCCAGCCGTAAGGCGGCCTTGCAGAGTGTTTTGCAGCTCGCGCAGCTCGCGGTGAGCCTCGCTTAAGCGTTGGTGCTCGGGGTCAGCTTCCACATAGTTGCGGATCTGCTTCCAAATGGGGATGTCAGTCATGGCGTGGTGTGCCTGATGTGCTCCAGCAAGCTACCAACGCGCCAGCCGCTTACCCTCGCTACTGTCACACTTTGCAATGTGGCTGGCAGGGATTGACCGTGCTGCTACTGTCACAGGCGACAACGTGCCAAGACCTATGGCAAACGGCGAATGGGCAACACAGCGGGAACGCAAACGTTCCAGGGAAGCGGAGCGGGAGGCTGCGAGGCGTCTCAAGATCGAATGGGCTGACAAACTATGGCTGGCCCAGAACCATCCTTGTGATGATGCGGTGCTTGCCTGGCTGAGCGAGAACCGCGCAGAAGCCAGCAAGATAGGTTCCAGCCGTTGGAACCTGGAGACTCTGCCGGACCTACATCAGCGCCAGCAGAAGCTCAGGCAAGCTGCGGCGTTCCAGGAAGTGCTAGAGCGTGCCAGCATCAGCCAGCAGACTCTGACGGCTGAGCAGGTTTTAGCCGCTGGCGGTTTTCCACAATTTCCACAAGTTCAGCCTGTGGAAAAACAAAAAACGTCGCACACCAACAAAGGGAAGCGCCAGCCGTCACGCAAGGTCACACGATGAACAACCTTTACCGCCTGCAGTTCCAATCGCCGGGGCAGCCCTGGCGGGATCATGACAGCGCACCAGCCGTCACAGAATCGCAAGCATGGGAGAAACTGGCGGCATGGGAACGTTACTGCCCCACCGATAGGTGGAGATGGGTCCGCACCATCCGATAAGTTCCAGCCACTAGCCTCCGGGGTTGACGCTCCGGAGGCTAGTACTTTTGCACTACCCTCCCTACCCTCTACCCTTGCGTCTCAAGTGAGACTCACGAGACGTGCCATCAGGCTCCACGTCAGGCGCCAGCAGGTACAGAGCCCGGATGCCTAGGAATGCTCCAGTTAGTACCGGTGCCGTAGCGATGAGACTCATGAGACTCACCATGAATGGCGATTGGCTCCAGCATGAATGCGTTTGAATGGCTTAGTGTGTTAATGAATGGAAGAAAGGTTTAAATAACAGGCTGCCACTTACCGTCCGGGGTCAGTTCGTAGCGTTGGCTCCAGTCACCGCAAAAGTCGGAGTCTGTAGTGAATGGCCATCCTGAATGGCTTGGTGAACGGCGCCGGCAGGTGTCAGATACGTACCAGCGGCATGAATGGCAAGTTATACCGAGAGGAAGTGATTCAGGCTGTTTCATGAATGGGGTTTTCGAGGACCTTTAGGTCCGAAAAGTATTGAATGGCGCGATTCTTGAATGAGTTTTCTGCGGCTTCAAGTTCTTCCCGGTTCATATAGTGGACGTTGGGTGTTCCACAGCGGCGGGCTAAAACAATGGCCGCTCCAGCTAACTCTAAGCCAGTCATATATTTTAACGAAAGACTATATGCTCCGCATTGATCAATATATGAATGGCCGCTGGGAAGCCTGTCGTTGCAGTCGGTTTTGCGTCCCACGCTGGTTTTCCAGTCAACAATGTGTAAGCCATTTCCTTTACCTTTGAGGCAAAGTAGGGCGTCACAAGTTCCAGCCCATCCGCCTGGGTGATGTGAACTAAATTCACTTGCGAAAATTTCAGTTACGTTCTCGTTGATCCAGTCAGATAGGCCGCGTGCGTAACCTGATGCGCTCCAGCCGACTCTGGGTACATGCGGGCGGACTTTTTTGAGTGCCCATTGTGTAATTGGAACCGGGATTCGCGCCAGTCCTTGATCGTCCCAGTGAATCGAATTGCGCTTGTTTGCTGTACTTCGAGCCAGCTGCATTGCCGTCTTTAAATAATATTCCGCCTGGTTGTGGGCCATGTTGCCCCGCGTTGCTGCCACATTGCGCTGTTGAGTGGCTTCGACGGGTCCCAGGCGGGCTTCCCAGCGCTCCAGTCCGGTTTTGTCGCTTGTTTCCTTTAGGATGTGTGTAACACTATGGTAGATATTACCGTTGATGTCGCGGTAGACCCGGAACGGGCCTGAGTTGTCTTGCTCCAGCCTCCACTTACGCAGTCCTGCCAGCGTGTCTTGTGTGTTGGAGGCCATTTAGTTATTCTTTCCCAATCTGATAATACCACTAAAAAAGCCCCGCGCTATGGCGGGGCCTTGAAAATTTCAGAGCAGCTTGCTGATGTTGGCTGCCTTGACTTTTTCCCACTTGGCATCAGATAGCCGTTTACCGGCTGCCCAGCTTTCGTAGGACTGGCCTGGCTTTGGACCGTTGGCCGGAAGTTTCACCACGGTGAATTCCGTCGCGGGTTTCCAGTCAGGCTTTTTGCGGCGTGCCATCAGGCGGCCTTGAAGGGGTTGCCTCCAGTGAGCAGGCGGGTGATGTCGAAGCCTTCGGCCTTGGCTTCTAGCCAAGCGGCGTCGATGTGCTCTTGGCTGCCCTTTTTGCGGGGTACAGGACGCACGGTGTACTCAGTAAGCAGGCCCGAGCCCTTTTTGCTGATCGTGAAGTCCCACTCCAGCAGGTTTTCGTAGTCCTCCATCTGGGAGATCTGGTCGATCTCTTTGAGGATGGACTTTTGGGTGATCTGCAGGACTTGGACTTTGCCGGACTCGTAGTTGTAGACCGGGCAGGCGATGGCAAACTTCACGTCTGCGGTGCCGGGGCCGCCGCGTCCTTCGCGGGGC